TATGCTGCTACTGCCACCTCGTTTACAGTTCAAACTACTATAACTGCCGGAACTACGTCAACAGCTAGCGCAGTAGCAAATGGTGTGCTTAGTACTCTAATTGATGAAGTATCAATCTCCACGGAGCCAATTGCATTCTTTGGAAATACTTCTAGTTCCTACTACTGGAAAGACAGTACTCTAAATTCCCCTAGTCAAGTTTCAGTTCAATCACCTAAAAAGTGGATTGATATTGATCTTGCTGCTCAGACTGGAAGCCTTAGTAATTTAAACTATGTTGGATTTAAGGGTGGATATCTCAGCCACCCACTGTATGCCAAACCAAGTATTTCTACTGTATATGATCCTTCAAATTATTCTGCATCTGCATTTGACATATTTGACTATGAAGAAATAAAAACTAGTAGTGGTATTTTTACTAAGGCTGACGTCACTGATACAAATACAATTAGCATTGAGTCATATACAAGATCTTTAACTGGTAGCAATTCAGCAATGTCGGAGTTAATATCAAATGCTTACTCTAATGAAGCTTCCGTTAGAACTTTTTCCGAGTACAACAATAGTCGAGTTGTAATTAAGGGAGATGTTATTCATCTAGAAGGTAGTGTTTTAGCTACTGATATCTATCCACATATTGTTGGATATCACGATCCTGTGGGGGTATCTTCAGATAGCTATACTGGAGGCTCTATCTCCCTATATGGTGACTTTGTAAATATTGGATCCTCTACTAGCATAGCACCTACAATTCTTCAGGCTAATGGTGATGCTAAGTTTTTTGGTGCAGTTACCACCTCTAGCTCTCTTAGCTCGGCTGGTAGCATCTCGACTGATGCCAGCCTTACTCGTACTCTCCTAGCTGGTGGTGGAACAACTGGTGCCTCATTTACAAATACTGGTGCACTTGGTAGAACTGTTTCGTCTGCTAGATATAAGCAAGATATAGTAACCCCTTTGTATATCTATGAGGATATTCTTTCACTTAAGCCACGTCAGTTCCGTTTCCGCAGCGAGGCAGTAGAAGATGAAAATGCTAGGATATATGGTGGTTTTATTGCAGAAGAGCTTGATGAAATTGATAGTCTTAAAGTATTTGTAAATTATCTTCCTCAGGAAGATGGCAGTAAGATTCCTGATGGTATTCAGTATGGTGAAATGGTATCTGTATTAACTTCAGCTATCCAGCATCAGGATAGACTAATTAAATCCCTAGAATCTAGACTATCAGCCTTGGAGAATAAATAATGTATAGAATTATTAAAACTTTAGTAGATGATGTTGAGTACTACGTTGTCTATAATACAATAAAAAAGATAGAAGAAGCAAGATTTTCTACCAATAAAGAAGCAATGGATTACGTTACTGGTAGATAAGTAGCCTAGTAAAAAGTTTGCTAGGATTTAAATATACGCATTTACATATTAAGGAAAGATAATGTCTGAAAATGATCAGTCAGAACTCCTAACTGGAGTCCTAAACATGACCCGTGACCAGTTGTCAAGATCGATGAATCTAGCTACTGAATTGGAAGCTCTCTTAATTATTGAAAAAAAGAAAACTTCTGAGCTAGAGGCTAAGATTAACGAACTACAAGCTGCATTAGAAGAAAAAAAGAAATAAATGATAGCCGTAAAAGACGGCAACCGCACTTTATACGTAGACGGTGAGCTGCTAGCCAGCTCTACCTCTTATAGACGTGGGTCCACTAGGTGGATTGAGTTTAAACTCTATAAAACAGTTAGTGGTCAATATGTGCTATCTAGGGTAGGTGTATCTATCATCTACCATGGAGCTGCCTGCGAGCTAGTAACTAACTACAACCTGCAAGAGACTTCACATGAGAATCTAGAGTTAAATAGTATTCCATGCGAAAAATGTGGACCAGATGATAGTGTTAGTTTAATTTTTCCAGAAAAAAACAGATACTGGGCTCAGGTTAGTGACCAGGCATCAGCGGTACTCGATGCTTTATACAAGTACGATGATGGTGGTGCCAGGTACCTAACTAACGTAGCTCAGAGGCTGCTGGAAGATGCTGCTAAAAAAGACAAAGATATTGCAAATGTCTACAGATTCGAGATAATCGAATAAAAGTGGTAATATAGCTTCACCAATACGAAAGACGCAAATGACAAATTTAGATGGTGTAAAACTAGAACTTATTGACAATGTCGATAAAGCTCGTGAATTTATATTATGGTTGGGCGAACGCCGACCATATAATGCAATATCTATAGACACTGAAACTGGAGAACGCCCTGGAGGCAAGCGTGATGATGCCTTGTCTCCTTGGCATGGCCAACTTCGTTTAGTTCAGGTAGGCGATGGCATGACAGGCTGGGCTATTCCATGGGGAGAATGGTCTGGAGTCTTTTATGAGGCTATGGATAAGTTTGATGGTCCAATTGTTTGCCATAACGTAGCATTTGAAGCCAGATGGTTTGAGATTCAATCTAGATGGAAAATGCCTTGGCACCGTGTCCATGACACTATGATTATGGCTCACCTAATTGATCCATTAGGATCTGGTGCCTTAAAGAGTCTAACTTCTAGATATGTAGATGCTAATGCTGCTCGTATGCAGCAAGTTCTAGATGATGGAATGGTGAAAAATGGTTGGACTTGGGGGACTGTCCCAATTAACTACCAGCCCTACTGGGCTTATGGCGCTCTAGACCCAGTTCTTACTATGCGTTTATGGGAGATGTTCTGGGAAAGGTGTGGTCCTGGGCAGCCCTACAGCCAGGCCTATGAACTTGAAATGAACACTCGTCGTATTGTTACCCGCATGGAACTCAATGGTGCGCGTCTAGATCTTGACTACTCTAAGAAAAAATATCAAGAGTTAATCGACTATACCGAGCAAGTAAAAATTTGGGCAAAAGATACTTATGGTTTCTCTATTACAAGTAATGCTCAGCTGGTGCGTCAATTTGAAGCACTAGGTGCAATGATTACAGAGACAACTCCATCTGGTGCAAAATCTGCCAGTGCAGACCAGCTAAAGCTTCTTCTACGTGATGGAAGCCCGGAAGTTCAACAGCTAGCTGATGTTGCTCTGAAGCAACGTAAAGCAGACAAACTTGCCTCTACCTACTTCTCAAACTTCATCAATGATAATGTCAATGGATTTGTTCACCCATCGGTTAAGACCCTAGGTGCTCGTACTGGTCGTATGTCAATTCAGAATCCAGCACTACAAACTCTCCCTAAGGGAGATGATACAGTTCGTCGTGCATTCCTACCTAAAGATGATGACCACGTAATCATTACCTCGGACCTTGATCAGGTTGAATTCCGCATGTTTGCATCTTTATCTCAGGACCCAAATCTAATCAACCTATTCAATATGGCTGATGCTACTGGCTCCGACCCATTTACTGAAATTGGTCGTGAAATCTATGCCGACCCTACAATGCAAAAATCAGATAAGCGTCGTGGTCTTATCAAGGGTGTGGTTTATGGACGACTTTATGGTGCAGGAGTGGCTAAGCAGGCTTTGACTGCTGGAGTTCCTGAAGACCAAATGCGTGCTGTATCAAATGAGTTTGATAAGCGATTCCCTGGAATGCAAATGTTCCAAAAGAAAGTAGAAGATGTTGGTATGCGTCGTCTACGTTCTGAGGGCCAGGGTTATGTCAATACTTGGACCGGGCGTCGACTACCTTGTGATGAAGATCGAGTCTATACTCTGGTTAACTATCTAATTCAGGGTGGTGCTGCTGAAGTATTCAAGTCAAATCTAATCAAACTGGATCAGGCAGACTTGACTGACTTGCTTATTGTCCCTGTGCACGATGAAATTGTATTAAATGCACCACGTAAGGATGCTGCTGAAATTCAGCAAATTGTTCGTGAGTGTATGACTACGCGCGACGGTTGGGCAGTTCCGCTAACTGCCGATGTTGATGGACCACTAGAAAACTGGGGTGCTAAGTATGCCTAAATTTGTTCTCTCTGTAGACCCTGGAAAAGCCAGTGGGATTGCATTATTTAAAAAGGAAGACGGCCTAGACCCAGAGCTAGTCTGGTCTGGCGAGTATCAGCAAGAAGAGTATGCTCAGCCAATTAGAAAAGCTATGGCAGAAGCAATGCTAAAAGGTATTGCTATAGAGATTGTCTGCGAACGATTTACTATTAATGCTCAGACTGTTAAAAATTCACAGTCTCCATATTCTTTAGAGCAGATTGGAATTCTTAAACAGTGCATGATTGATATTGGCATGAAAGCCGAAGACTTAAATCTGCAGGCACCAGCTGATGCTAAAGCACTATTTCCTAATCCAGCTCTAAAGAAACTTAACTATTGGCACAAAGGCGGAGAGGGACATGCTCTTGACGCAATCCGACACGGCCTACTAAGATTTGTAAAAACAGGGTGGCATCCTGTAGGCTTACTAAAAGAATAAAAAGTATTAGCAAAAAATTAACACAACAGAGTTTTTTTCTGCTAATATATTTATACACAACGACAAAGGAATCCAATGACTGTATTTGTAGACCTCGACCCAGCGGGCGGTCATATTGTCATAAACGCTGAATGGCGTCTGAAAGAACTATGTAAAAGCCTTCCAGGGGCTTCCTGGGACACTAAAACTTCTGTATGGCGTATTCCACTTTCATGGGCTGGGTGTTTAGCACTTCGTTCTACCTTTCGCGAAAGCTTGGTTATTGGAGAAGATTTAGCTGCTTGGGCAGCTAATGAAAAGCTAACTCGCATTGACCCATCTAATGCTCTTCGTGATGTGGATATTTCGGAAGTTGGTGACCAAGACCTATTCCCACACCAACGTGCCGGAGTGGATTTCCTAGCTACTGCTAAGCGTGCATTGCTGGCAGACGAGCCTGGACTAGGTAAGACAGCTCAGGCAATTCGTGCCCTAAAAAAGATGCATGATCGTGGCGAACAGGTTTTTCCTGCACTAGTTATATGCCCCAATACTCTTAAGAAGAACTGGGAACGTGAGTTTGATAAATGGTGGCCTGGAGTAAATGTAACTGTTATCAATGGCTCTGCTACTAAGCGTCGTGCCCAGTTTGATCAGCAGTCAGATGTAATTGTTATTAACTGGGAATCACTACGTACCCACTCACGACTTTCTTCATATGGTTCTATTGCACTTGCTCGTTGCATAGATTGCAAAGGACATGACTCTAGAATTACCCCTGCCCGATGTGAAGTCCATACTCGTGAACTAAATGAGATCGAGTTCAATGCTGTAATTGCAGACGAAATTCACCGATCAAAGGATCCAAAGTCTAAGCAGACCCGTGCTCTATGGGCAGCAACTGGTGATGCCAACATTCGCTATGCTCTAACTGGTACTCCGATTGCAAACAATGTAATTGATCTTTGGCCTATTCTCCACTGGTTAGAACCTAAAGAGTGGCCTAGCAAGACTAAGTGGATTGACCGAATGATCGATACAATGATTAATGCTTTTGGTGGCATGATGGTTCTAGGTGTAAAGGCTCATATGGAAGATGAGTTCTATGCTGCAATCAACCCTCGTATGCGTAGAATGCTTAAGTCTCGTGTGCTTCCTTGGCTACCAGAAGTGATTACTGAGCGTCGTGATGTTGAGATGGGTGCAAAACAAGCAAAGGCTTATAAGCAGATGCTAGAGCACATGATTACTCTTTTAGAGAGCGGAGACTCTTTAATTGCATCTAATCCTCTGACTCAAACTTTACGTCTTTTGCAGTTTGCTAGCTCGTATGCAGATGTGTCTGTAGATGAGACTGGGAAAGAGACTGTAACTTTGTCAGACCCATCATGTAAGGTAGATGCTCTGATGGATGATATTAAGAATGGTGACTTTGGTGAAGACTCTGTAGCAGTCTGTGCTGTATCACGTCAGCTAATTGAAATCCTAAGTGCTCGTCTTACTAAAGAGGGAATTGAGCATGGTTTGATTACTGGTGCTCAGGACCAAGATGAGCGTCAAAAATCTATTGATGACTTCCAGTCTGGTAAGACTAAGTGGATTCTTTTCACTGCTCAGGCTGGTGGTGTTGGTGTTACCTTGACAACTGCCCGCAGACTTGTTATGCTACAAAGACCATGGTCTCTTGTTGACTACAAGCAAGCACTAGATCGAGTCCACCGCATTGGCTCTGAGATTCACGATTCTGTGATTATCACTGACTATGTAACCGAAGGAACTATTGAAGAGCGTGTTATTCAGGCTCTAGACACAAAATCAGATAATTTTGAGCAGATTGTTCGAGACAAAGAACAGCTACTCAAGATGCTTAAGGAAAGCAAAGCAAATGACAACTGAACCAATCAGAATCTCTAACTCAGAGATACAAACATTTAAAGATTGCCGTCGTCGCTGGTGGTTTACTTACTATCGTCGTCTAAAGCCAAAGGTAGAAAACTATACCGGAGCACTAGCTCTTGGTTCCCGTATTCACGAGGCTCTGGACCAGTACTATTCAACTGGTATCCCACTTCTAGATGCTCACGCGAACCTAGTAGCTAAAGATATGAAGACTCTTACTGACCAATATCGTGACACAACCGAGTTGGAAACTGAAGCCGAACTTGGTCGTGTGATGCTTGAGGGCTATCTAGAATGGGTAGAACTTGAGGGTATCGATGCAGAGATTGAGATGATCTCTACTGAAGAAATTATTGAACGTCCAATGATGGATGGTCGCGTTACTCTACAGGGTAAAATCGATATGCGTGTTCGTCGTAAGATTGATGGCGTTCGTATGTTCCGTGACTTTAAAACTGTTGGTAGCTCATTCACTGAGTTTGGATCTACTGCTCACATGAACGAGCAGATTCTTACCTATATGCTTCTAGAAGAGGCTCAGAATCAGGATGGCGAACGTTCTGAGGGTGGAATCTTTACTATGCTTCGTAAAGTAAAGCGTGGTGCGTATGCTAAGCCACCGTTCTATGGGCAGATTGAAGTTCGTCACAATGCCTTTACACTACGCTCTTTCTGGCAACGTCTGGAGGGTACTCTTGAAGATATGCTTCGAGTACGCGATGGTCTTGATGCTGGAGAAAGCCACTATAAACTTGCATATCCAAAGCCGTCTCGTGACTGCAAATGGAAATGCCAATTCTTCGCTATTTGCCCGCTAGTTGACGATGGTTCGGCAGCTGAAGCAGCAATTAGCGATGCGTTTGAGGTCGCCGACCCTTACGGTTATTACAACAACACAGAGACGAAAGGAGCTGAGTAATGTCGCAAGTTGATCGCAGTTTAACCATTATGGTTTATGGCGAATCTAAGGTAGGTAAATCTACCTTTGCCGTTACAGCCCCCTACCCACGTTTGATGCTTGATGTCGAAGGCGGTCACCGCTTTCTACCAATCAATGTTAAATACTGGGATCCAATTCGTGAAGAGCCACCTGTAGCAGATGGCACCTGGGACACCGTGGTGGTGCAGGTTCGCGATTATGACGTCGTTATGAAGACATTCCAATGGCTTCAGAGCGGTAAGCACCAGTTCAAGTCCTTGATCATTGACTCCATCTCGGAGCTCCAGGTTAAGTGCATGGACCAAATTGCAGGTACAGAGCAAATGAAGATGCAGCAGTGGGGCGAACTACTTCGCCACATGGGTGCACTACTTCGTGACCTCCGTGACCTTACAATGCATGCAACCCAGCCGCTAGAGGCTGTGGTGCTAACTGCAATGGCTCGTAAGGGTCAGGATGGTGTCTACCGTCCTTACCTACAAGGCCAACTTGCAATTCAAGCTCCATACTTCTACGATATCCTTGGGGCAATTACAGTGGAGCAGGTTCCAAACCCTGACCCAATGCAATCACCTTTCAAGGTTCGTCGAATGTATGTAGAACGCACTCCGGAGTATGAAGCCGGTGAGCGTGTACAAGGACGACTTGGAAAAGTCGTTGAGCAAGGCGATCTAGGAGTAGAACGTATGCTCGACATAGTCTTCGGTGAAAAGGCCAAGACTACAACCACTAATAAGAAAGCAGGCTAAACCAAAATGACATCAGTCAACTGGTCCGACCTAATTAAAGAGGCTGGCGACACAACGACCAACTTCGAACCCCTGCCAGATGGCGATTACGAACTCAAGGTAATCGACTCTAAGGCAACCACTACCCAGACGGGTAAGACTATGTTCAAGATCACCACTGAAGTTCAGGGTGGTCCACATGCAAAGCGTCGCGTCTGGGACAACCTTGTTGTCTCTCCAGAGAATGGCAAGGCTCTTGGTATGTTCTTTATGAAGATGACTGCCCTTGGTTTGGGTAAGTCTTACTTCGACCAGAACCCAAGCAACGCTCAGATTGAGCAGGCTCTATTTGGTCGTTCGTTCCGTGCAACTCTCGGAACCAAGACCTATAATGGCAACCGTAGCAATGAAATCAAGCAGTATCACATCATTCGCACTGATGCTGCTCCAGCCCCTGTAGAGGCTCAGGCTTTTGCTACTTCTGTAGCTGCTCCTGCTCCTGCTCCAGCACCTGCTCCGGCTCCTGCCCCAGCTCCGGCTGCACCTGTTACTTCGGACGCAACTCCGTTCTAACACTCATGTGGAAGCGGGGGGCACTGTAAAGTGTCCCCCGTATCTACAAGAAAGAGATTTATGAAAATTCTATTTACTGGTATGGCATCTCATCACACTAAGCCATCATCAAATGTTACATTTTTTAGGACTCTATCTGAAAGAGTCGAAACATTTTCCACTATAGAGTGGGCCACTCCAAGTATTACTTGGACTGAAGAGTACTTAGACCAGTATGACTATGTTGTAGTTGGAACTACCCCACCAACTAGTCTTAGTGCAAATAAGGTTTATGGAGCACTACACACAATAAATATTATGTATGACTCTCCGAAGCTAATTATGGTGATTGATCACCCACAACTATGGCAGTATAAGCATGGATTTAATTCGATTGACTCTAATCCACTAAGTATTTTTACTAATTTTTACTCGAAGCGTGGAGAGTTTTCTATAGCTAAAGAGGTGCATTTGCAAAGCATAGCCGAGGCAAATAATAAATTATTGACTAAAAAATGGCCTAAAACTATTTACCCATCGCTACCCTGGTCGAGTTCTAGAGATATAGATAAACTTCTAGGTTTATTTGCAGAAGAGAGCCTAATACCAGTAAATCTAGATTCATTTTTAATAGCAGAAAATGATCTAGATAATAAGAAAGTAGGATCTAGCTGGGTATTTGATAGTAAAAACTCTAGATGGTTATCTGATTTGTCTAAACTTTTAACCCTACCTTTAGGCCCTATAAGCTCGTCAAAGAAGCTATCTGATTATGATGCATTCGAGTCTATAAAAGCCTCGTTTGGCCTTGTACTGGCACCTCAGGAGCGCGGAGTGGGTGTTTGGTGGTCATATAGACTAATCCAAGCATTGAACTCAAATACTGTAGTTTTATCGGACTGGAAAGAAACTCACGAGCTTGGACCAGAGTGGTCCTTACTTGGGTATGACCTGGAAAGTCAGACAAATGAAGATATAATTAATATTGCAAAACTACAAAAACGATCTTATCTTAATAACATTTCAACAAAACAGGATTCAGATATCCTTCTGAGTTCTATATTCAAAGAGACAAAGTAGGAGAAAAATGCCAGAAGTAAATTTTGACTGGGTACGTCAACAAATGCAAGATGCCAAAGTAAAAATTGGTACTGGAACCGCTTTGCTTGCACTACTAGAGACCTGGAATACCCAGAAGTTAAGCGATAGCCAGGTAAAAGAAACTATAGAGTTTTTTTCTAAGTTAGCTGCCGGTGAGGTTATTTATGAAGATAAAACTGTAGATGAAGTATGGATACCAGCTCAGCCTGGTCAGCTGACCGTGGGCGATGAAGTACGAGTTTTATCTAATGCATTTAGCGATAAAGCTGGAGTAACTCACAATGGAAGACGCGGTAGGATCATTGCAATTCGATATGGTGACATCATTTTTAAGTCAACTGATGGAAAGCTCCCTGAGTTAGAGGGAGTACACTACTCCCCATATAAGCTTGAAAAGAGAATTCGATAATGCGTACTTCTTTTGAATTAAAGTTTGAAGCTGAAAACTACGAAGCAGCTGTAAATACTGCAACTAAGTATATTG